GCAAACAAGTAATAGTTGACTTCATAGGATCTTTACAGTTCACACCAGAACAGATCAACGAATCAATCAGCCAGAATAGTGGTAAATTGATTGTTAGTGGTATTATGCAAAGAGGTAGTACTGGTAATGATCGTAACTACAATCAGAATGGCCGAAGCTATCCGCTACCAATCTTAAAACGTGAGTGCGAGAAGTATAAAAAAATATTCATTGCAGAGCGTAGAGCTTTGGGTGAATTAGATCACCCAGAATCTTCTGTAGTTAACTTATCAAACGTATCACACAACATTGTTGATTTATGGTGGGAAGGTAATGACCTTATGGGTAGAATTGAAATCCTTTCGACACCATCAGGTAATATTGCTAAGGAGTTGTTGAAAGCTGGAATCCGTCTAGGTATTTCATCTCGTGGTATGGGTTCGGTTAAGAATCTTGGAGAGGGAAAGGTAGAAGTGCAAGACGACTTTGAGATTGTTTGTTGGGATCTAGTATCCAATCCATCTACACAAGGTGCTTTCATGGATAACCTAAACGAAAGTGTAACACACAATCTAGCAAACAACGACAAATACAACAAAGTAAACTCATTGATTAGTGACATAATCTCAATAATGTAATAGTATGAAACTCACAAAGATAAAAGAAAGTATCGACAAGAAAGTCGAATTGACCGAAAAGGCTCAGTTTTTAGAAGAGGTTTCTAAATTCAATGAGTATGGTAGTCGTATCTACCGCACAGAAGACTTGCGCGAAGCAGCCAAAGCAATCAGCAAGATTGTTAGAATGCAGAAAAGATTGCATTGCAAGAGACTGATGAGTGGTTTGATGAGATCACCGTAAAGCGTAATATGAAGTCTCTAAAATCAAACAACGAGCAGTTCATGAAGACTGTGAATGAGGTTGCAAAACTTCAACAACGTTTAGAATCTTTATACGAAGAAATGGGACACACCCTATCACGCTACTATGAAATTAAATAAGAAACAACTCGAGGAGCTAGTGCGTAGGGTTGCAAAATCCTATATCATCGAAGCAGATAAAGCTGAAGAAGAGGATCCATTTGCAGCTAATGCAGAAGGTGGCGATAAGGGTGATGAAAAGGCAGATGAAAAAAAGCCTGAAGCAGAAGCCCCAGCCGGAGTACCTATCAAATTTGACATCTCTAGTGTAAAACGATATAACAACAACCTATTCAAAAGCGATAGTGGAGTTGTAAAGAGTATTAGCAAAGATGGTGTGGTAGTTACAGTTAAACCAGATGACACAGATGTATTGGTTAATTTTGACGATATATCAGAGAGTGCTAAAAACTTTTTCAAGAAAAAATAACAATGGCAAAATTAAAAACAATCGTAGAACAGATCCTCAGAGAGGAAGAAGATAAGCAAATGATTGCGCAGATGGATGCAGCAATGAAAAACTCATTTGCAACATTGGGTAATGAGTTCAAGAGTCACCAAAGTGAAATTGAACAAGAAGTTGAAACTACAGAAGAGCAGCTTAGCGAATCTCTTGGAGCAGTAGCGATCATCGGATTCATTCTAGCTTTGCCTAAGGTAGTTGAGTTGTTTGTTAAAGCTATTGGTAAATTAGTAGCTGTTTGGAAAAAGTTAGTTAAACCAGGACAAGCAAAAGGTACTGAAGAGGAGTTTGCTCACAACATCATTGAGTTCACTCATAAGTGGCATCACGCTTATATTAAAGGGCTAAAGTTCATTCTAAAACTATCAGGAATCTTCAAGAAGGCTGGTATTGTAGGAGATGCAGCTCAAGACAAAGCAGCAGAAGCGATCTATTATACGATCATTGCAGGACTAGCGATTTACTCAGGAATTGGAGCAGTTGGTGCATTTAAGGCGGCAGCAAGTGGAGCAGCTCATGGTGGTGGATTCTCAATTGCAGCATTTGAAGCAGCTATGGCATCAGTGAAATCTACAGAGGTAGCAACATTCTTAGGCAAGGTTGGTCTAAAAAGTGCATAATATATAAAAAAAATTCTTGTAGAACCCACCTTTTTGGTGGGTTTTGCTTTTTCCGTGACTACTTATATTCAAATACGCTATCCTTATTATAGCGTCCTACTTATTTGAATCTTATTGTAGCTCTCAATAGCTATAGGACGTTTTAGTCAAAAATCACATTAACAAAAATGAACAAGCTCTTAAAAGACGCTATCGCAGACGCTAAAGCTGTACGCGAAACCGCTCTTGCAAATGCTAAAGTTGCTTTAGAAGAGGCGTTCGCACCGAAACTTCAATCGATGCTATCTCACAAAATCAAAGAAGAGATGGAAGATGAAGAGGAAGTAGAAACACCTGCTGAAGAAGAAACTACAGAAGTTGCAAGAATGCAAAAAATGGCTGGACTTGTATCCGAAGAAGGCGACGAAGAAGAAATGCCTGCTGAAGAAGAAGCACCAGCTGAAGAAGAAGCTCCTGCAGAGGAAGAAGCTCCTGCTGAAGAGGAAGAATCAGAAATCTCTGACGAAGACCTAGAAGAAATTCTACGTGAGTTGGAAGGTGAAGATGAAGAATCTGAAGAAGAGACTACAACTGAAGATGTAACCGACGACGAGTATGAACACGGAGAAGGTGACTACGCAGGTGCACCAGATGAGGTAGAGGAAGGTGAAGGCGAAGATGAAGAATCTGAAGAAGACATCGACCTTGAAGAAATCATCAAAGCTCTACGCGAAGAAGATGAAGAAGAAGCTCCTGCTGAAGAGGAGGAAAAAGTTGAGGAAGTTAAAGCTGAACTTAACGAAGCTTACACAGTAATCAAATTCTTACGTGGAAAATTGAACGAAGTTAACTTGTTGAATGCTAAATTGTTATTTGTTAACAAGCTATTCAAAAAATCAGAGTTGACTGAAGCTCAAAAAGTTAAGATCATTGAAACATTCGACCGTGCTAAAAATGTACGTGAAGCTAAATTGATTTATGCAACATTGTCTGAATCAGTAGCTAAAACTACAAAAGCAGCTCCTAAGAAAACTAAGATGACTGAAGGTTTTGCTTCTGCACCACAGAAGAAAACACAAATCATCAGCGAAAGCAATGATATTGCAAACCGTTTCAAATCATTGGTTAACTACAACAAATAATTAAAAAACTAAAAAAATGAATTTATTCGAAAACCTAGGAAACATCAACCGCGCCGAAGAGGTTAAGCCGTTGATTTCTAAATGGTCTAAAACAGGCCTTATGGAAGGTTTGAACAACAACGAAAAATCAACCGTTGCTGTTCTATTGGAAAACCAAGCAAAACAGTTGATTAAAGAGGGTTCTGTATCTATGGCTTCTTCAGCTGGTGGATCAGGATTTGAGCAATACCACGGAGTAGCTCTTCCATTGGTACGTCGTATCTTTGCTGAGATTTCAGCTAAAGAATTCGTTAGCGTACAACCAATGAACTTGCCTTCTGGTCTTGTATTCTACCTTGACTTCAAGTACGGTAACAACAAAAAGCCATTTGGATACGCTCCAGATTCAGCTAACCAAACTGGTACTTTAGCAGGTATTACTAACGCAGCAGGTGACCCAACTGACGGTCTTTATGGTGCTGGTCGTTTTGGATATTCTCAAAACATCGCTTCAACATCATCAGCTGGTGCTACTGTTACTACTGCAACATTGACTGATTACAACGCTGAATCAACTGGATCTTTGGCTCTTAAAACAGCTACGATTGCTAACTTCTTCGTTGCTAATGCTAAAGCTGACCAATATGCAGTACGTGCATTCGTACCATACACTGGTTCAACTGCATTGGTTGCTGGTACTGGATACTTCCCTGCATACACTAGAAAGAATGGTAACGACTTGATCTTCGTTGTAGGTTCTACAGTAACTAACGTTGCTCAAGTAGACTACTCTATCCAACCAACTAACGATGTTCGTACAGACTTCGAATCTACTGGTGTAAATACTAACGCTCGTTCACTTGACACAGATCTTAACATCCCTGAGATTGAATTGCAAATGCGTTCAATTCCAGTAACTGCTAAGACTCGTAAGTTGAAAGCAAGCTGGACTCCTGAGTTCGCTCAAGATTTGAACGCTTACCACTCTGTGGATGCTGAAGCTGA